AGAAACCACCTTCTCCTTTACCCTGAATCCATTCAGGAGCAGCATGGGACATTCTCTTTCCTACAACTTTATAACCTTTTGCACTAGCTGCATTTATCTGAGATTCATTAATCCAAGTTTTCTTACCCTCAGCATTTTGAATTTCAAATTCTTTTACAGGAAAACCTACTAAGTCACCTAATTCTTCTAACTGAGATAAATTCAGCTTTACAACATCCATGTTAAGTTCTTTACCTAACTGCATGATAGCAGAAGTCTTACCAAGACCTGCATCACCTTCAATATTAATTGCTACAGGAACTTTTCCGTCAGCTTGGATATGTTGATTATTATTAACCATGTGTTTAATAAAATCTTTCAACTCGTTTACGTTCAATTGTACTTGATTCATACTCTTAATTTTTATAGTTCTAACTTAATTACTTTACCTGGCAAACTTTCATTCATATGGGATTGTTCTGACAAAACCCAAAGAGTATTTCCTTTAGGTTTTACTCTTGTATAACACTCACCGTCAGTAAAATACACCAGGCTTGTATATTTCTTTAGGTTTGCATTAAAATATTCCAGGACGGGATCAAATTCAGTCCCACCTCTACCTAAAACATTTAACTCAAATTTACCTTTGTAAGGTTCAATTGATCTAATGTTTGTATCACATTGTACTACAGTAATATCAACACCACACTTATAAATGTGGTAGATTTCACTCATAAATTCTTTTAGTTCAGAATCACTTACAGAACCTGAAGTATCAATGGCCAACAACATATGTTGTCTCATTTTTACTTTTAGACCCGGATTATCACTAAATCTACGATTCTCTTTTCTTCTAATTTTCTTAGTAAATACTTTTGTACTTACACCAGTAAATCTTCTGATATACCCTCTCCAATTAAATTTAGGCTTGACAACTTCTTCAATGATAATTACTCCGTCAATTTCTCCAGGAATAGTACCTCTTTTCTTAATGGTTTGTTCTTTAGCATCACTAAGCACTTTTTGTAATTGTTTCTCAATTAACTTTTGTTCAGCTTCACTAAGATCTTCAAACTCCTCCCATGTACTATGATCAGGAATATTACCAGATTCTATATTATCTAGTAATTCATCCATTGCATCATTACCACAAGTACCCTTTTGGTCTTTCTGATCTTTAAACTCTTTAAGCTTGTCATAGTAATATCTACAACCTGCTTTTGTATCAAGATTTAAATCAGCATAATTCTCTATTTCAATACCACCTTCAGGTAGCCATTCTTTAGATATATACTGATTGATTTCCATATCCATTGCCACATTTGCAAGTTTCTTATCAGAAAACTTAAAGAATGTAGTCAAGTGACCAAATGCAATGTGAAGCAACTCATGCTTCAATAAACCAAGTCTATGTTCATCACTTAGACTTTCCCAAAATTCAGGATTAATAGCAAGTTGATAATTAATACCATTCTTACTCACACCTGCTGTAGGAACTCTTCTAGCATCCCATAGCTTATTCAACATGATAAGAAAGAACCCATAGTAGGGCTCTTTCAACATTAGCTCTTTACCAATTTTACTAAGACTCTGTTGTTTGTCCATCATCTTTAAATTTAATGTTTATCTCAAATTTATCTGTAGGGTAGCCAATAGATTCTAACATCCGTGACATATCCCTAATAAAGAATTCCATAAATAGCTCAACCGAAGCTTTAGAACCTTTGTGTTTTGTAATCAGACTTAATGTTTTAGGACTACTTAGTGGAGTTTCTGGTTTAATATCCAATAACTTAGTTGCTATCTTTTTACAGTTAGTCATCCAACTCTCCATTGTATGCCCACCAAACTTATAGAGAACTAATAGTTCTCCTATATACTTCTTAAAATCAACATTCTTTAAAGTCTCAAATGCTATGATGTGATTATCTGCATCTTCAGATTTCAACATTATCATAAGATTTCTTGTTTCTTCTTTGTCAAATTTTAATTTACTCATCAGTTTTTTATTTAATAATTTATCAATAGTCTTTTAATTAAACCCACAGCACTTACTTTATGAAATAAATGTTCAAGTCCTTTCAAATCATTAATAGTTGAACAGTTTATATTTAAACTTACAGTTTCTCCACGATCTGGTGTTGACAATAACTTTATCATATAGTTATTATCAATACCATAATCCTTACTTAGAAATAATATTAAATCTGGATAAAAAGCATGTATATACTTTTGATTTTTTATATCATCAGATTTCCAGTCATTTTCCAATAAACTTTCATGTGTTATTTTTTCCATTAGTCTTCAGTTTTTAAGTCTTCATCATCTAAACAATCTAGTTCCATTAAGGCACTGTTTAAATCCATCATAGTCATGTATGCTGGATTATTAAACTTAGCATTTTCTATATCATAATTAGATTCTAAAAGGTCTATAGCTTCATTAACTAAAGCTTCTACTTTTTCTTTAATTTGTTCTACTCTATCCATTACTTTTCTGTTTTAGATTCAACAATCTCAATTAACTTTTCCAAACATTTAAGTTCTGCTTCTTCATAAGTTTCAAATGTTGGATGACCATTGTTTATAGTAGCAACTATATAACCACTAATTTCAGTTTCATTACTAATAGTAGATTTGATTACACACAACCACTTATCATTATAAATGTTAATAGAAGGATATAAATCATACTTATCTCTAAACCATCTAAATGCTTGTTGGTAAAGTGGTAATATGACTTCACCAGCAAATTCATTTACTTTATTAGTTGGTGATGTTGTCATTAATCCATATATTTTAGAATAAAATGCAAAACAAGGTTCATCAAATCCTAATTCTTTCATTCTTAAAGCCAATTCATAAGTTACAAATTCTTTTTCCATCAGTCTTCTATTTTTAAAGTTTTAATTGCCCATTTCTCAGGTTTACCACTTGCAATCATATCTACCCATTCCTTTGCAGTAGGGATATAGTTGTTGCAATCCTCTTTGACATGCTGTTCTCCAACATATCTTGTATACACTTCTTTGCCATCAGAGTTGATAATAGTCATACCAAATCTTTTTTCACATTCAAATATTCCTTCACTATGGTGTCTGAATATTCTATGCATACTATGGCCAATCCAAGCTTTGGTTTCATCAAACCATTTATGGATTTCCAAATAATCTACAGGAGAGCCACCAAACTTTTTAGCTGATGACTTTGCATGTTGCCAAGGATGTGCCATTACATTTTGTATGTTATATGATCAATAATCTCATATTTTGCTTCAGAATAACCTTCACCATATCCTTCACTTTGAGCATCTTCACGTAATTCTCTAACTCTTTCAAGTATCTCATCTTTTAACTCATCTGTTAATGTTTGAGTATCTAACTCATCTATTAACCAATTTTCAAAATCTTCCATTATTTCTTTTTTAAATATTCAATAACTCTTTCCCAGTAACTTCTAGCTTTCATTCTACCATCTCTAAATGGTGCTAAAGCATATGTTGCTTTAGCTGTATTTAAAGCTTCTTCTTTAGCTTTTTCAGTTCCATGTAGAACACGTGCATAATTATACAGTTCATCTGCTTTTCTTTCTTCAGTCATTTTCTGTTTTATTTAATAAACTACCTTCATGAGTATAATCTTCAGTGTGAGTAATATTTATATGATTATTAATAATGTATTTTCCTGAAGGAACACATATAGATAAATCTCCAAAACCACCTTCATTATTCCACCAGTCTTCTATATCATTTAAAAGTTTTTCTTGTGCAAAATCTTCAATTAAAGCATAAGCACTTGAATCCAAAGTAGCTAAATTTGTATCATTATCCCAAACCTCTACAGTATCATTTACATCTTCTGGTGTATCACATTTTTCTGTTGTATATCCAATCCATTCTATGGAACCGGAGTCTCCTCCACCATCATAATGTACTTTAACACCAGTAATACCAAGATCAGCCAACTGAAACAGGAGGCTTGTTAATTCTAATTCTGTCATAATTATTTGATTTTGTAAAACCTTCCTAATATGTTTCCATTTAGGTATTCTTCTTTTTCAAGCACCTCATATTGAAATTGGTACTTTGTCTCTTGATAAGTCAACTCCATTTGAGAATGACATATTCTAAGAATCTCTCTTTTGATAGTTACTCCAGCTTTGTGAGCATCTTTAAGAATCTTATTACTACTGTAATATCTCATAAAGTCTGGTTTTAACTCTCTCTTGTACTTCTTAAGTCTCTTGTCCGTGGACATTGCTAGAGCTTTTTTTCCAAGAGGTCTCTTAATATTAGCAAAGAAGTTCTTCTTACCAATATATGCAACAGACTTACCATCTACGATAGCAGTCATCATGTAGATAAATCCAACACCTCCTTCAGGGATGTCCATCTCTACAAACTCTTTACCTTGATAAATCCAACTCATAAGGTTTGTTTTAATAGTGGAAATAATCTATCTCTCACAGCTTCAATACCATGATCTCTTACTGAATCTGATAAATCTTTAGACATATCTAAATTTATATACTCAAAACCATACTTGCTTTTATATTTCTGAGCAGACTTTAGTCCCGGCTCATCATTATCAAACAATACAATGATCTTTTGATACTTATCTAGAAGAGGTTTCATAAAATTTTCTGGTATCACACTATTCTCACTATCTGGAGAAATAGATTCAATACCACTAATTCCTAATTTTTTGAAACACAT